GAGCATCAGTTGTTGGGTTAGCAGGAATAAAAGGTGACAAGAAATCTTGCCATGAGTTTTCCTTACCAAACCAATGATAGTAACGAGCTGTTCTAGACGTTACTTCCTGGTAGATAGCATCAGCAATTGTTTTCTTAAACTTTGCTTTAAATATTGAGTATGATGAAGCCATTTAATTATCCTACAGTAATCACCCAAGAAATTGCTACAGTTTCTGTAGATGATTTATTAATAACAGGGAATGTTGTTCTACATAACATAGTACCGGCAGTTAACTTATGACCAGCACCACTTGTACCTGTAATATTTATCTGTGTTCCAGCGTTTGCATCTGATTCTGAAGCTGCAAGTTTGATTTCATTTGAATTTACAACAATAACATAATATGTACCACCATCAGATAAACCATTAACAGCAGTGTTACCACCATCAGTGTATGTTACTTTATCTGCTGTTGTAAATCCATGTGAATTAATTGTAATAACATCACTTGCGTCATCAACATCGTTATCACCATCAAATGTTTTAACGGCTGATGCTGCAGCATTAAAGATACCAGCTTCAACTAAAGCTCCAGTACCTACGCCAGCTCCAAATGTTGCATTAAATGTCGCAGATACACCAGAAGGTGTAGCACTTGATACAGCAACTCGAGCTAATTCGTTTTGAAGTGCAGTTTGGTTAACTGAAGCAGTTGATGCATCATCGCCAACAGCCATATGACTCATAAAATCAAAGTCATTATTACATAAACGCTGAGCAATGAATTCCTTTCCTGACGTTACGACGAGGTTAGGAACTTCTTTTTCATAGTTCACTTTACCTTCTTTATCGTATTTTTTAATTGACAAACGCCCTGTCAATTTAATACTATCTTTTAACATTTTTACTCCTAAGTTATAGACCTAAAAGGTCATCGGTTCCTATATCGTTTTGTACATCAACTGTTGGTATTGATAGTGTATTCATATCAATAGTACCACCATTCAGCGATAAAGTATTTAAATCAACATCTTGTTCATTAGATGTAATTCCAACACCTTCTCCAACTTCGTCACCTAAAGTTCCTGTAAAATCTCCATCACTAATTGTTACTACAGGAGAACTTAATACATTTCGTCCATCACCATAGAATGTTAACATTCCTGGTGGGTTATAATCTTCTTCAGGTATTACATAGAATTCTAAATCATACGGCTCAATTTTAATTAAACCACCATTATCTGTAGCATAAGTGTAGTCTGTAGGTATAGTAGTATTTATTAACGTAAATGTAGCTTTCGATACCCATTCAGCAAGTTCAATACTTCCTTCAATTCCAGCTACAAAGTTATTCTGTATTTGATATTCACCAAATAATGCTGTACCAGCTGGATGTAAATATGATTTAGCAATTGATTTATATTTTTCTAAATTTTCATCAACTGTAATAAGATATGAATATTTTTGATAATAATAACTATCTTGAATAAACATATCATCGTCAAGGAAACTATCATTAGTAGAATAGTAACCTTGATATTTTGCAACAGCACCAATGTCAAATTGGATTAGTGCAAAATTTGTTTCTTCGTTTTGACCAATGCCAGTTTCTTCAAAGAATTGCTGTATAATTGTACCTACATATGTTGCTTCACCATAAGAAGCCGCAGTATAATTAGGTGTTAATGCATAACCATATTCCTGATATTTTTCGATGATAGAATCATCAGGTAAAGAATATTGTCTTGTAACACCTTTATCTAAAGTAAAAGTAGATCCAGAAACATCAATCGTTGATTTAGATGTTAATAAGAAAAAATCATTCTCATAACCAGCACCAAATCGTATATTAACAACACCAGTAATACCACCGTTTGAATCTACACTTGTTACTTTTAATAATTGAGTAATCGTTTTACCGGCAGATATAGTAGTACCTTCAATCAAATCACCAATCTTAAATCCTTCACCAGGTCTTATAATTGTTGCTTTAGTTGATGTTGGTATAATATTGCCAGTAATACCATTAAAATTAATTGTGTAATTAGTTTCAATTGTACCGAAGAAGTTTTTATCTATGAATACTTCGTATACACCGTCTTGTACGTGCTTGACTCGAGTTACAAACACATTAATTGAAACATTAGTACCACTAACAGTAATTCGATTTCCAGGTAATGTATTTGCATTGCCCGAAGTGATGTCAATAAACAATGACATCTCTTGGTTCCAACGACCATCAGATGCCTTAAGTACAGAATTCCATGGATATGAAATGTCTGCAGTTTTATTAAATAATATTTTAAATAAAAACTTATAAGAAGACTCTGTACCTTTTGATTTAAATAAAGGTTTAATCTTTCTTAAAAATAATCTTTTATTAATAAATGGATAGCTAGTACCACCAAGTATATCAAGTTCTCTTCTAAAATATTCTACATACTCATCAAGAGTAGTATCAATATCTCTTAATTCAAGTAGATCTCTTCGTTCGTGTTGATCTAACCATTCATAATATCCTTTTAAGAATTCTACAAATATTGGATAGTCTGAACGAACAAACTCAGGTACCTGATTAGATACTACACTTTTTAACTTAATATCACTCATCTATTAATTTCTGCTCGATGTAAATATGTAATTAGAATTACCTGCTTGATCTCCTTGTGCTACTTTATCAGCAATTACATTAACAAATATATTGTTATCAGGTATTTGTACTAATTGATTTCTTATAGATGCTACATCATTTGATTGTGGTTTAATAATAAATTCAAAAGAAGGACTTGCTGAAGTATCAATACCAGTAATTTCTATTTCATTCATTTTAATATAACCTGTATCATAGTCAATTTCACCAAAATCACGAATATAGTTTTTAATATCGTTTTCAATGTAATACAATCTTAAATAGCCTGTTTGATCATCAGAATTTGGAAAATCTTCGATGTACATCATTTGATCATAACCTGCAATCATAAATCCGTGTGTTGAAACAGATTGTTCAGGAACTCCTGAATGATAGATTGGGTTACCTAAATTAATTTCATATGTTGTATTACTATTATATCGAACTTCTACTTCTCGATGTAATTTAATTGTTGTAATATTACTTAGTATTGAATCTTCGGTATCATCAATATTTCTAGACAGATTGGAATATTTAAATATTCCGGTAAATGATTCTAAATGATCATTATTATAGTCTTTTATTGTTTGTATAACGAGATCTTTAATGTCACTTAATGCACGTGTTGTAAGATTAGGATTATAATAAACAGATGTTGTTATCTCTAAATTAATATATTCTGGGTCAACAATTTCTGGTGTAATAGATACAACGTTCTTATTCTTTAATATTTCTGTAATGATCAAATCTTTTTGTGCTGCTGTTAAAGCGTTTGTTGTTTCAGGTTTAATTGAAATAAACACTTTACCATATTGTGCAGGAATGTTATCTTCTCCACCCCATACATTAATTGTTTGAGCATCAGGATATGCTCTATAAATTGTTGCTTTATAATCTTCGGTTGTAACAGCTCTATTTTGTGCTGTATAATATCTTGGTGCATTGTATCTTATTGATTCAATATCTTCTACATCTGTACCACCGGTTGCACCTAATGTTGTTGTTACAGCAGTATTACCTCCAAGCAATGTAGCACCTTGATATGAAAATACTCGAGCACCATTTGCTTCTGTTTTATTTGTTGTCATATATGAAATCGTAACAACATTACCATTTGCAAGAGCTTTACCAATAACATCATTACCAAACTCTAATTCATAAAGTTGTCCTTCAATCTCTTTAACAAAGAATACTTTAGAAGTTTCATCTAAATCTAATAATTCGTCTTGTCGTACGAATGTTTCAAATGTACCACTTTGAGCATTTTCTTGTACTCTTACTTTCACTGTACTTAAGTCTACATCTTGATTTGGTATTAAATAACGTGTTCCATCTGCAACAGTATATTTAAATTGTAATGGTGTACCTTCTTTAATTTCTACATCAGCAAATGTATATGTTGAACCATCTAATACAGCAACAGCGGCTTCAGTATTATAAAAGTTATATGTTGAACCATTAATTGTTGATGAAAATGGTTGATTTGCTGGAATTGTTAATGACGCTGGAGTAGATGTTGTATTAGAAACAACAACATTTACTTTAGCAACAGCACCAGTTGCAGAATGAGGAATATACCCAATTTCTTTTGCTCTTGAAACGACGCTTGATCGCTTGCTGGCTGAATCTAAAAATGATTCATTAACCGCTAAGTTAGTATATAGAGCATTGTAATGGGTGTTATAAGCAAGTATATCAAGCAAGATAGACATGCTAGATCCTTCAAAATCATAATCCTTGAATGTATCTTGTCCTTCTAAATATGATTTGATATTTGCTTTTATTGCATCAAAATCTAATTCTGATGTTTGTATTTTCCTATTCGTATAATGTGCCATTATCGTGTTCTCGTGAGTATTAAATCAACCTGTACTGGTCTAGTAGTA